ATATCGTCGGGCTGCTGAGCCGGATCCTCGCCAGTGCTGATCGCGCGACGCACGCGCGCACCAACCGTCGGACCGAATCCGGAAAGCGCGGACGGCCGGATAGGCGAGAAAGGCTCTTTCAGCCGAGGATCGGCGTTTGGAAACAGGTCTTCGTATTTCGCCACTTACCGGCTCCTCGCGCTCTCCAGAACCCTCTGCACAATGACACGCGGGTCCATAGACGGATTACGACGGTAGACTTCTGACATCACCGCTGCAAGCCGCTCTGCTGCCGCAGCATCGAGTCCGTTTTCGAACGAGAACTCCTCTGCTTTCGTTACGAAGTAGTTGCCAGCGCGATCGTAATCAGATGCTTTGAGTCCATCATCACGACCACCCGCAAGTGCTGCCTCAGCTTGCATCATGTCGGTTTGCGCACGTGTCGCATTTGCCCGCGCGTTTGTCAGAGCGGCCGACGCGTTGGCTTCGGCAAGCGGCTTCTCGACTTCTTCGTACTTGCGAAGGTCCATCTGGAAGTCGCGCCGGTCTTTGGCGTACTGCTGCCACATGCCTTCCTTGCGCATATTGTCAGTGATCGCGTAAATCAGCTCTGGCTGGACTTCAAAAGGACTTCCAACCGGCTTACCTGTCGCCTCGTCAATCGTAAGCGCGTAGAGCTTGTTGTTTTTGACGCCGAACTTAGCGTCTTTACCGGTCGGCAAGTACTGGTACGCCGCGCGCAGCGCAGCAGCAGCGCCTTTCAAATTACCGCCCTGCAGCATCGCCATCGCTTGCTGTGCATAATTCGTAAAACCTTGCTGCTGCATCTGTATCACAGCGGAGTCGACCGTCTGCATCACCTCGGCCGTTGACTTCCCACGAAGCAGCATCGAGACCGCCATCTCGCGGCGGTACTCTTCCCAGTCCTGTACACGAAAGTCCGGGATTTCTTCCGGAGATACATCGCTCAGATCGACCGGCTCTGCCGGCGAAGGGAGCGCTTTAGGAGAGCGCGCAGGGCCGCCACGCTGTGCAACTACCGTAACTTCATCCATAGTTACGGCTGAAGGGGCGTTACGAGTAGAGGACCCACGTGGACGAGTAGAAGGCCCACGTGCCGGTAACGCTTCATTGTCAGACGCCAGGGCAGGATCTTGTTGAAGCGCTTTACGCTGTTTATCGCGATACGGAAGGCTGTAGTTGCCTAGCGTAAGCGCACGCACCGCGTTGTTACCGAGGTCCGATGCAGCGCCGAGAGCACGTACGCCAATGTCGCCCATCAGAGATGGGTCGTTGGTCTGTAGACCAAAGCGTTCGCGATAGTCCTCAGTCGGAGTGTCGGCGACGTCCATAGCTGTAGCGCCAAGTGCACCAGCTGCGCCAGCACCTTTTAGCGCGCGCACAAACTTACCGCCTTCGCCTATTCCGCCAACACCTTTGTACTTCGCAGCCTCGCGAACACGCTCGACGCCAGAGTCTGCTAGGGCTTTTGTCTTGTCTACCGCCTTTGCGATTTTTGCGTCGAGAGGCAGCTCGCGACTGAAATTCTTCATGTCACGATTGACCCATTTAGTGTCGACACGCCCGCCGTCAGCAAACTCAGGCATCGCGTATTCGTCGACCGTGATCGACTCCATCTGCGGTTCCATCGGCGTCATGTCTGCGCTCAAAGGCAGGCTGCGAGACAGCGCGCGCCTTGGCCTACCACGAGATTTTTTCCACTTCGCCAACCGCGCCCAGATCGGGTCCGGCGTCTCGTAGTCGCTCATCAGGCTTTCAGGGTCGTAGCCAAGCCTTTTGAAGCCGCGAGCGGTATCCGTCTCGTTGTTCTCCAACTGGCGGATGCCGGCGTCACGGATCTTCTCGAGCTGACGGCTAGCGCGCATCTGCTGTCCCGCCTCAAGCCCGCTCGTAAGCCCACCAAAGAAACTACCCAAGCTCATATCAGCCTCCTACCGGCAGGGCGCGACGGACCTGCTGCTCCTGCTGGGCTGCGGGGGTGTGATACTTCTGCAGCAGTTTGTCGAAAAACTCGCGGCCTTTTGCAGCCACCACATCAGCGGGGATTACGTACTCCCCGACCGACAGCTTCGCGTGCACCTGATCGTCGATACCAGAGCCGTCCGTAGGGCCTTGAGTGACAGGTCCAACTGGGTCGAGCGGCATGCCGCCGTCTGCAAGGTTAAGACCAAGTCCTACAAGGCCGCCAAGCCCGCTAGCAAGATTTGAATTGACCCTTTGTTGCGCGCCGAACCCGGCCAGTTGGTTCTGGTACCCCTGCGAGGCAATGTTTGCGGCCTGACCGACCCCCTGCAGAGCCTGACCGGAGAAACCGAGACTCGACGAGAGCGCACCAGTGCTGGTTCCCGTGGTCGCGTTCGCTCCGCCCACACCCGCCTGACCGGCCGCAATCGACTGCCCATAACTCTGGGCAACCTGCGACGGAAGACCGCGACCGATATTGAGTGCATCAGCACGAAGTGCGCGCGCCGTGTTGTCAACGCGCTGGTCGGCGGCGTTGGCTGCGGCAGCTTGCGCCTGCGCCTGCTGAGTACGCATGCTAAGGTCGAGCGCCCTATTCCGAGTCTGAGACGGGTCGATGCCGTAGCTTTCTAGACGCTGCAGAGCGTTACGGCGGGCTGCGTCGAACGACGTAGAGATGTCGGCGATCGCGCGTCCGCGCTCTTGTTGTCGCCGCTCAGGAGAGTCATAGCTTTGGAACTCGCCAATCAGGTTGTCTTCGAGCGGACGGTATACATCTACGTACCGCTGTCGATCTTCGCGCGCGTTGCGGAACTGATCTTCCATCGCCGGCAGCTGGACGTCGAGTACACGGTTCAACGTCTCACGATTCATCCGATCCTGCTCGCGTGCCCAGTCAAACTGCTCACGAGAAAGTCCGAGCTGCTCGCGGGCAATCTCTTCGGAGACTCGCGTCAGTTCAGATAGATCAGGCGGCTTCGGTGCTTTACAACACATCGCGCAGCTCCTTCATCATCACGACCGCAGAAGGGGTGTAGCCCCTTTTAGTCAGCCACGGGACCAAATCTGTGCCACCTGTCGGGTGACGACTAGACAACGCAAAGATCTTACACCCGAGTTTTTTCAAACTTGACTCGACGTAATCCAAAAACACGCTGGCCGCACCCTTGCCACGACACTCTGGGGAGAGGAAAAAGGCATCTTCCCGCCCAATGTACTCGCGTTTTGCATGACCGGACTGGTAGACGTAGCACGCCAAATACCCGACTAGTTTCCCGTCAGTGCGCGCCGTGAACATTGCAAACTGCCCATTCTTTTCAGACACAAAATAACTGGCGTAGTCAACGTCCATTTCGAGAGGCGTACCTTTTTCAACCTCGTTCCAGTGCAAAGCAAAAAGCGGAGCGATTTCGTCTTTAATGTCGGAGAGTTTCTCGACACCAAACGTGAACGTCGTCTCTTGCAAGGTCACTGTCTTTGTCGGAAAAGCGTAGTACTGCACTGTCATGTAAGGTCACTGCATGACGGAAGCGGGTATTGTCGGCCAGAAATTTTGTGATATTGAATCAGCAGTTTTTGCAGCGAATCGCTGTACAGATGTTTGACAGTAGTGTTCGCAGTACACTGCTTGGTGCGCGTGTCTAGTATCCGGCTCTCGAGGTCAGTCTCGCGCGCTTCTCGCCACTCACTTTTCAGTTGAGCGAGGTCGCTAGCGCTTGCAAAACCGGAATACACAGCACTTACATATCCAGACGAGAGCGCTATGTAAATTACAAGAGCTATGGCGGTGCTGAGCGACACAATAGTTACGCTCCACCTCCACCGATGGTGTTCATCTGGATGCGCGGAATCGAGAGGTGGAAACAGCGCTTCCGCCATAATTTTTACGAATGACTTCATTTTTCACGATCCATTTTGGAGATGATCTGGTTCTTTTCCCTAGAACCAGCCGAAGACCCGAAGTAGTAGCCGAGCACCATGCCTACGGCAAGATCGAGCGTGCCAAGCCCACGCATGACGATCTCGCGGTTCTCCTGCGGCACAAGATACTGTAAGAGATACCACTGCACAGTAAACCATCCAACAATCACGATTGCGGCAATGATCCGCGGAGTCCAGTTGTCGCCGGTTTTGATCTCGCGCTCACGCGCACTTGCGCGATCTCCATAGGCGAGGCGGTCGCGCTCAACTTCAAGCTCTTCCATTGCCTTCCTGAAGTCGTACTCAGCCTGCTTGAGCTTCATGAGCGTTTCAGGATCTGCGCCAGAAATCACGGCAGCGACTTCCGACTCGTCTGCTTGCGCGTTACCAAGCACCTTATCGGCAATCGTCTTGACCGCGACACCGGCCAACGGGCCGCCCAGAGCCGTAGCCAAAGTCGGGGCAACGGTACCGACAATCTTTTTCCAGTCTGGCTTTGGCATTAGATCACCACACGTGTACGGAACCAGCCATAGATGAAATCTTCGTCTTTCTGGCGGCGCTCAGCGAGTTCGACGTAGAACGCTCCCTGAAGAGAATTCAGCATCCGAAGGAGGACAGTTTCCCCTTCGCTCTTGCGCTTTGTCAGGTACGCCCGAAGTGCGGCGAGCGTGACCCGCCCAACACGCCCGTCCACAACGACGTCGCCAAAGTCCACCTGCTGCCGGTTGAGCACGTTCAGGCTGCGTTGCAGCCAGCGGCTTGCAGTAGGTACGCCGACGTTCACCGCAGAGTCGAACAGCTCCATCGCAAGCGGCAAAGAAAGCAACGAAACTTCGTCAAGCAGTAGCGGGTCCCAGTACTGCTCCTTGTAGATCCGTGTCGCCAGCTCGAACGGCAGCTCGGCCATCGGGCCGCCGTAGCCGAACGCACGTGCCACCTTTTCGGTGATGCCGTAGCGGGTCTGTCCGCCGCTGTCGGAAGGATGGTTCGAATACCCCCCTTCGAGGCCGGTGGTGTGCGCAAGAGCGCGCTCGAACGCGGTTGGCATTGCTGCCCCCTAATTGGTTGGTGCTTCTATACCATTTCCAGCAGATGTGAGCAATCTAGCTCCCATCTGTGATCAGTAGAACTGAAAAACTGCAACGAGCCCATGCCCGCCATCACCGCCACTGCCTGAGTAAGCGTTACCGTTTACCCCGCTACCTCCCCCGCCGCCACCGCCGCCGGGAAACCCCCCATTGCCGCCTGAGCCTCCGATGTAGTCGGCGGATACATTGAAGACGCCGCCGCCTCCTCCCGGTGCCCCGCTTAGAAGTGGGTATGCATCCATCCCGTCGCCACCATTTTCCGCATCTGCGCCCGATCCGTACGCTGCAGGGGTTGTTCCTCCAAGCAGCGTTGTAGTGAGCATACGCGAGCGCCCTCCAGCATGCCCAAGAAACGTTGATGCAGCCGATGCGGTACGCCCACCGCCGCCACCGCCGCCAGCCGCGCCACGGATCGTAGTCTGCGGAGGTGTACCCGCAGAGGAGTCGTTCGAACTACCGCCATTCCCACCATTGGAAAGCCCTTCATCATCAGTACTGTTGGACGCGCCTGCACCGCCACTGACTGCCGACGAAGAGTTGACTGGCGCTGCGCTAGCCGCACTGCCACCCGAAGCCGTAATCTCAACGCCGCCTATAAGCCCTGACATCGTACTTTGCGTACCGCTTCCCGCAGCCGAGCCAGCGACATTCACGCCGATCGCGCCTACAGCACCGTTACCGCCAGTGCCGACGCGCAACGAGCCGTCTTGGAAAAATTGCGCCGGGATTAACGGCGTACGTTGATACGCACCGCCGCCTCCACCAGCGCCTGAAAGCTGCGGCGAAGTGAACTGTCCTTGCGGGCCGCTTCCACCGCCAGCTCCACCCCCGACCAAAATAGCCATAAAGAACTGTACGCCTGAGAGCTTCGTAAACTTAAAGAGCGACTTCGTTGGGTTTTCGGGGTCAACAGAGTAAACTTTGAATGCGCATCCTCGCGGAGGGAAATTTAAAAAGTCCGCGATCGGTACACGAGTATGCTCTTCGAGGTCATCACTATACGTGAGCATGTAATCAGTGGCATCGACGACAGTCTCTTCGGTCATCGACGCGATATCCATCGCAATCGAGACTGTCTCAGCTGTCTCAGACACAGAGATACCTTCTGTACCTCGCGTCGCAAGAGTACGCCGCTGTTCCTGTGTCCTACCGCGATTGTCAGTCTTCATGGCTTAGAAAAAAGTCACGACCATCACACAACCATCTGCACCAGCACCACCGGCACCGGAGTTGTTACCTCCACCATTTGTAGCAGCTCCACCGCCGCCGCCACCGCCGCCATACGTACCTCCTGCGCCGCCATTACCCCCGCTACCCGATGTACCAGCGCCACCGCCGCCGCCACCGCCGCCGGGAGCGCCGACAGTGTTCGACGATCCCGCTGTACCCGCAGTCCCTGATGCACCACCAGTGCCAGCCGCGCCAGTAGTGTTCGCGGCCCACGCTACTGCTCCACCGGCTGCAGCCGATGTGGCGGCATTGCCCGTCGAAACTCCACCACCACCGCCGCCGCCAGCGCTTGAATAAGTGGTCGAGTTGCCTGTTTGCCCAGTATTTTGCGTCCCAGTGGCGTTGCCCCCCACACGCATACCGCTGCCTTTTGCCGTAGGTGCGCTTACCGTACTTGTCCCACCGGCTAATCCTGCAGTGCCCCCTTCTGCGCGCAAAAAATTACCGAAGGTGCTGTCCCCGCCCGCAGTACCGGGGTTACCGTTTGTCGAGTCAGTGGTTTGCGCAGCACCACCAGCACCGCCTGCTCCGACAACAAGATTGACGCTACTAGCCATTCCGGCGGCGTCGAACCAGCCTTCGCTGAATCCTCCACCGCCACCGCCGCCGCCACCGTCGCCACGTGTACCCGTTGCGCGCTTCCGGCCTGAGCCGCCGCCCCCGCCGCCGCCAATACAGACAACGTACACAGTGCGCGCACCGGCAGGCTTATTCCACGTGGCAGCACCGGGCGTAGTGAAAAGCTGTACATCGCTCGCGATTGACGAGCCAGACGCGCTCGCAGGAATGTTCTCCAGCTTCACCTTTTTATGCGTGAGAGCGCTCGTATCGTAAATCACAGTAAAGTCAGCCGAGTTATCCGGCGTCGTGTCTTCGGTAAGGCTTGGGATGTCAAGCGACACGAGCACTTCAGACCCTATCGAGTCTGACTGCAGTCCTTCACCAACGTTGATCGTCTTCTGTTCGTCAACGTACGTAGTAAGCCCACGCTTATCGCGAGTCGTCATGTTTCTTGCTGCCCCGTGATGAAGTAATCGACGACGTTGTTCGTCGTCGTCATTGCCTCAATCGCATCGCCTGCTTCAAGCGTAAGAACTACACTGTCCTCCAACACTTCAGCGCTTTCGTTCTGCTCTAATACATACCGCCGCCACCGTCGGGCTGTACCACCACTTTGCTTCAAAAAAATAGAAATCGTTTGAGTCGTTGCGCTCGTGTTAAACAGCGACAGTTGCTTCACGTAATACCAAGTATTTGCTGGAACTGTGAGTATGGCCGACTGTGAGTTCGAAAGTCGGCCGTCACCAAGCGATTTAGGAGTGAAGGTACCTGCCATATCAAATCCCCGAGTGAGCAAGCTGCGGCGGATAACCTCCTCCGCTAGACTCAGCGGAATTAGCGCCTACTGTGATTGTGAGATTACCAGACAGATCGATAAGACCAAGATCAATCAGCTCTCCAACGCGTACGTAGGAGCTGCGAAAGTCGTTTGTACGCCGCTGCCCGATTTCTAACGCCTCTTTAATCGCGCGCAACACCTCCGAATGATTTTGAATGTCATCGAGTACCGTCGGTATAGACGGATACTTGCGATCTCCTTTAAACGAAAGCGCCATTAAACAGCTCCCAGCTCTTTGCCCGTGCCCGCAATCGTGATCGAGTACACGTTCGTGTTTGAAACCATCTCAAACTGGTAGACGTCACGTTTGAACCCAGTAGGCAGCCTGACCATATCCTGAGTCGTCACAATGGTATCGAACACAATCTCGTCGTTCGCATACATGGTGAACCGAACTGCTGAAGTTTGCAGCAACATGAAATTTATCGGGTAAAGCGGCGACCCACCGAGCGGCATGCGGTTTTCAGGCTCAGTCCAGCTCGGTACAAGCCCTTTTTTCTCTACACCATGCAGCACATGCCCATTCAACGTATTCAACCGAGCCGCGTTAAATCGCGCTTGGTTGTACGGCAAGTAGTAATCCAAAATGTCGTCTTCGACATTGTCCGGAGCGTCATCGAATTTGATCTTCAGCGCGCCAAAATTCACAGGTGATGGCAAATGGAACTGCTTAGATTTCCATCGCCAGTACAAACGCTCAGAACTTTTTGGGTCCCACTCCCACACACGGTCGTTGTAGATCAGATAGACGTCTCCGTTGTACCGGTCGGTCTCAATACCCTCAACATCGTTGAACCGATCAATCTCAACAAGACGCGCAGTAGGTTCAGTCGGATCAAAAATGAACCCGAACGATGGGCCGGTAAACGCAATGTACTGCATACCGTAAGTAGCAGCAAAAATAGTGTCTGGCGAATACCTGTTGAGCCACTCTTCTTTTGTCATGAGTGGCTGAGTGACAATCTGTGGCGTACCGCCATTTGTAAACGCAAGTCCGTTGACCGTCGGGTAATACACCCCATTTGGGGTTGAGACGATACCGCGCCTCGAAAGGCAGGGCATGATCGCATCGAGCTTTTGCACAGTGAACGAAGATGGCGTTACGCCAGCTCCGATGTAAGGGTTCGACTCCGTGCCTATGATCAGCGTCGAGCCAACTACGGCAAGCCCGACAATCTCAAACTCGGTAGACAGCTCGTACTCTACAGGCCATGCATGTGGACGGTACGGCTCAGAAAACAACAGTCGCCTACCAACCCACCCGACGAGAAAGCCATTGGGCATCACCACGAAGCCTTCCATATCTGCGGGGGGAGGCTGCCACGTCGTCGACTCGAGCAGTGAGTTAAGCGCTGCGTCGTCGTCTGACAAAGTGTCGTTGTACGTAGTAGCCGCAATAGGTACTTCGGCGACGAAAAAGAATGACGAACTGCTGTTGCCCGGCACAGTCCGATAAATGCGCTTTTTAGTGATCAGACGGTGCGACGCGTCTGGCACAGACGTTGGCAGATTGCTGATTACCCACGTACCTGTCGCACCTGTCAGTACGGGAGTAGGCTCACTGTTAGGCCCTTCTTCGCCAAAATCACTTACGAAAGTCACAACGTACGAACGAGTAGTGGCAGTACCGGCATCGGGTGGGGTTACTGTAGGCTGCGTAGCGGGTGCAGGCACGCCAAGATAAAGCTCCGGAACGTTGCTTACAATCCGCTGTAGCGTGTTGTACTTGGGCCGGCCATCTCCCGCCCAATAGTACCGGTTATGAAGGTCGTTGATGATTGGCGATCGAATAATGTCGATTTCACGACGATCGAAAGCAAGCCACTCGTCGCTACCATAGTAATAGTCGTTCGCTTTAGGGATTCGGAACGCCCGCCGCACCGTAAAACTGTTATCTGACAAATCTACAACTTCACGAGGTGCGCGAAACCCGCGAGCTTCGCCAGACAAAAGTTTTGTATTACTGGCTGTTGTTGCCGCCGAGTTAGGCAGCAATCGCGCAGATACACGAGGAATCATCCCCATGAAATTCTCTAGCTTGATTGCTGGCATAAAACTACCTCTTACGGCTTGTACTTGAACTGAAATCGATACCCACGGTTCATACCGATCTGGTCAAGTTTCTTTGTGCCGATTCCAGACTCCAACAACCGCTCAGTCTCAAAACGATCGCGCTGCTGAACGTAATACAACGCGCTATTGCGTACATACGCCAAAATGATGTCGCTGGCAGACGACTGCGACGCACGTTTATCGTCAAGTGAAGCGCGAGGTGTAATTGACCCGCTCGGCAACGTTGAGATCACGTAATTTGAAACAAGCGTGTCATACCACCGGTACTTCGCTACTCCGTTTGTCTGATACCACGTAACAAACGGCCGCATGGACTGGTCGAACGTAAACGATACCTCTTGTACCAACGGCTGAGTAAATACGAGCGTCGGAGAAACGCCCGGAGCTTCAAGGTAAAAGCCGTCTCCGTCCATATAGCCATGCCAAACTTTTGCCGTTAGTCCGCCTGACGTATCAGACAGCGCAACACCACCCATCTCATAGTCCTCGAGATCCACTTTGTAAATATCACGTGGAGCCAAGAACTCGATGTAAACTTGGGAGGTAGACAGTGTGTTACCTGGCAGTGCCATATTACGATTTGCGAGCCCACGAATACCTGAACGTCATCGACAGCGTTTGAGAGTTAGTTTTCATGATGTTCGGTGACATGCCGATTTGTAGTTTGCCACCTGCAAATTCGACATAAAACGCACCAATGCCGCCACCGAAATTTGCATTGCTAAGCCCCCACTCTGCCGTACGATCGCGATACAAACTTGACTGCGAATACGAAAGAGCTGAAGTCGTTGGAGCAGATGAAGCAGTACCAGTCGGAGAAGATGTAATTGCACCTAAAGTACCAGAATACGCAGTGACATTTGCGCCAGTGCGTAGCGCAGCAGCAGTAAACCCCCATGTATCCGAATAAACTACTGAGTTTGCTTGCCCTGCACGTACAGTGTACGTGTGTGTAACACCGTTAATAACCACTGTACCAGTCGTATCTGACGGCGGCGCGTAATTCCTGATCCGATACGTAACATCAAGAAATTCGTCAGACAGGACAGTAATGGTCGTAGGATTATCTGAACTGTCTAAGATGCGTGCACGACTGAACAGGTTGGAACCAGAACCACTGCTCCATCCAACGCCAACTTCTGAAAGGTTGCCTGCAGCAACACCAGCAGCAAATCGGTACGTACGCGTATTCTGAGTATAGTACGGAGCGTTTGCTTGAGCAGTCGTTGCAGAGCTGACCGACAAAGTAGTCGTACCTGCAAGATAAGTCTGCAATCCAGTGTCATTTACAGTAGCTGCATTAGTACCAGTACCGACTTGACACGCATTAAGCCAGTCGCTGTTCGTACCAATACGGTTAAGCCCTGAATCAAGAATCAGGTTGTCAAAATCGGCCAGCTTGCGGCGGCGGCCGTCAGGGCGTACTGCTTCCATAGTGAAATGCCCGCAAATGCGGGGCTTCGCAACAAGCAGTTCGCTTTTAGGCTCAACGATTTTAAACTTCGGCACCCAAATGTTCATTCTAGTTCCCCAGACACGAGAGATCCGCTCGAGTCAATTGCTTCTGTCTGATACCTAGTGTAGTCAATCAAAGCGTCGTCAAGGACACCTGAAATTACACTACCGGACGCTTCAATGGCCTCCTTATTAGCGTCAGTCAATCCCCAATTCGAGTACGTCTTATACGAAGCAGTCGTAGTCAACGATCCTTCGACAATAATGCCGCTAGAATCGATTGCTTCGGCAGCGTATCTGGTGTAACTGACCAGCAATGTAGGAAGCTGGCCTGCAATCACAGAGCCGCTGACGTCGAGCGCATCGCCAAGAAATGCGTAAGTTGGGAAGGACGGCGCTACATCGCCACTTGAATCGATACTCTCCTGAAGATCGTATGGATAAAGCTTTGACGTACGAAACAGCAGTATGCTTCCGGTCGCAAGCTTAGTGAAAAACTCTGCTGTAGCAGCATTTCTGACTTTTACTCCGTTAGTCCACGAAAACGCAGTCGTGTTCTCCGCACCACGTTCGACTGTTAAAGTGTTTCCAGATCGCGCAGTGACATTCATGATCTCCAATTTGTTCTGCGCATCATCGCGCAGCACAATTGTTGCAATCTCACCAGTACCCGGCGAAGGCAAAACTGCGCCATTTTCTACAGTAATGGTAGTAGCCGAAGCCGAAATGTCTCCCACCAGCGTTGTGACGCCGAAGTTTTTAAACACGAATGTACGTGTTTCAGGCATCAGCTACCCAACAAGTATTGCAAATAGTGAAGTGTTCCAGACGTCATCCTAAGCTGCACAGACGCGCCTGCTGGAAATGCTTGCGCCGTAGTATCTTCACGGCCACGTTCAACTGTTAACACGTCTCCTGTACGAGCAGTACAGTGCATGATCTCCCGTGTACCCTGCGCGTAGTCAACAACCGTAATCTTAAAAATCTCGTTAATGCCCGGACTCGGAAACGCCGCACCACCACCAGCCGAAACAGTGATTTGAGTTTGTGAAACACCGATATTAGTCGCAAGCGTCGTCGACGCATTGTTTGCAAACAGGTGTTTCCTAGAATCAATATACTCAGGCATGTCGAGTTCTTACCCTGTGTACATGATGTAGTACAGCGCGCGGTACGGCGGCACAGTGGCGATATTAGACAGCGTGTGAGTATGCGCGCCATCCGACGAGATCGAGTGCGTGTGCGCGTTAGAGCCAGTACCGGCATTCTGTACAAGCTGCTGACCCGAGGCGCCGGTGTTGATGTAGCTGTAACCAGTGCCTTCCTCATTACCTGCAATACCTTTAGCGCCGCCAGCGCCAAAATTCTCAGCGTTGCCTTGCGACCCGCTAGTCCAGCAATACAGCTGGTGATTGTGTGCTGGGAGATCGTTAATAGTAAGCGTCGTACCACCAGTGCTGCCGGTATGTGTGTGCGCGCCGTTTGAGCTTGTCGTACCGCTAGCCGTAGCAGAGCCGCCAGTGGAGTTATAGGCATAGTCGTTACTGACGCCAATCACGAAACGACCACGAAGATCTGGCGTACCGTTAGTACCATCGCAAATTGACCAGCCAGCGGGGACGTTATTGATAGAGCCGTACCATAGCGTGATCATACCGACCACATACGCAATGCTACGAATCGTAGTAGTGTCGGCCTGAGTCAAAATCGGCGACCCAGAAGCAGTAGCACGGGTACCGTTAGTCGGCACAACAATCTGATTCGACGTATCGTTAGCTACTCCGCGTATCGGTACGTTGACTATCTGCCCGCCGTTGATCCTTGTAGACGAGCCAGTAAGAACGGCATCTATGATGTCGTTACCGTCCATGTCCAGATCGCCAGACATGGTGTCGCCACTACGTTGGACAAACTGTTCCATCGAGCCTTTTGTAAGCCTAAGCTCGACACGCGTCTGACCGGCCGTCCACGACTGCGCTGTTGTGCCTTCCTGCCCGCGCTGAACGGTCAAAAGATCGCTAGTACGGGACGTGCACTTTACAACCTCGATATCGCCAGATGAGTTTTCCAGCGTGGCCATAAACCAATCGCCACCACTCGGTGACGGAAACAACGCACCGTACCCAGCACTCACCTGAATAGTTGTAGATGCATTAGTTATGCTTGCAGCAAGAAGCGCACTGGCGTTGTTTGAAAAAATTTGTTTAGCCATTGTCAATCCTCAACTGAAAACTCGATGACATCTTTTTTCCTCTGAGTATTGTTAGTAGTCACAGTGAACGTGACTTTATACTCAGTATCAGCGAGTCCGTTTTCAGCGAAAAACGCAAATTTCTTCTTCGCCGCGTCAATGACGATGCCGTTTATCAGAAAGGCTGGTGTCGTAGTCGGGGTAACCACAGCGGTAACTGTAGAAATCTCTTCGCCTACTTCGAGAAAACGGGTGTAGTCAACACCGCGCTTGCGTTTTTCACCTGGGCGTTGCTTGTAGCGACCTAAAATCATGGCTTTATCCGTGTTGAAATAGCCGGCAAACGTACGCCGGGCGGCACCTTCGGGTAATTTGTACGAACCTCAGCACACAACTGATCTTTCGTATTCAACTTTCCACTAACGGTCAGCGAAAACACGGTACTGTCCGGTTCAGCGTCGATATAAAGCGCTGCCTCACCATCACCGCTGTTGACCATCAACAGGTTTACTTCCGATCCGGCAAGGATGTCTCCAGACAGAGTAAGAAGAACTGGGCCGCTCATATGCGGAAAAACCCCCCTTCTTCCGTGTTTGGGTAAATGTAGTACTTAATCCCCACCGGTTTAAACGGAGTGGTCACCAACGTATCCCTATCTATGTACGCAACAAGTATCGACGTAGCTTCAACGGTTGTGTGCTTGTAAATGATCGCTTGCGACACAAATCGATCGTCAGCCAGCAACGGAAACTCGATAGGATTGCCTCCGCAAATACCGTTTGTCGCCGTACGGCCAGTAATATCAAACGACGTTGCAACGCGCGTACCCAAAGGGATGCTGATCAAATACTGATTCGTAAAATCTGGGAGATACGCATCTGGAAGAAGTATTGCGCGGTACACCCCTGCCAGCCACGAGAGCTGTCCAGTCGCAAAAAGCTCACGTGCGTATGGGTATAACTGGCTCACGGCTCATTTCCCAAACCGCGGATAAGACCATGACTGCGCACCTGCCATGCCTTGTTTTGCAAGCCCAGCGTATTTCCCTATTGCTGAGCGGAAACGCTTGAGGTGGTACTGCGCACGAATTAAATCAGAGTACGCCTTTGCTGGATGACTGTAGAGCCTTCCAAGCGTTCCATCGAGCAACGCGTCATAGTGATGACTCGCCGCAATTTGGGGTAGTGTGGTTACGGTCTGCTTTGGCGTTAGCGCCACGTAAAATGTAAGAGCATCCTCGACCGTCGTTTTCGGCACCGGCCATAGGCATACATGATCAGCACCATCAAGCCAGTAACCGAGTACAGAAGTTGAGTCGTCTTTTGGCGGCTTACGATAAATCGCAGGAAGCGGGTTTCCGCTAAGCTCTACACCAAGAACTCGTACGATATTTGCGTACGCATCGTACGGAGACATGACGTACCGCTTTTTATCAGCCGTCAAGTCTCGTGGCCCTATCACTACGCGCCACGCAGTGCTTTGTTCGTAAAACTCACGCGCTGCGAGTATAAGTTCGCGCTTTACAACCTTCTGATTAGCGCCGGGAATCCGGGGCAATAGATCTTTCAGCCACGTCGACAGCGTGACATTACATTCATGCCCAGAAGCTTCAACGAGGATATCTTCCACGTGCGCTCCTTACAAACCCACGAGCATGCGCCTAAACTCGCCCATCAAAGTTATGGCGCGCCCATCATTCGTAAATTCGTCCTCGACAAGCTCGCCGCTTGCAGCAACGAAATACACGAGAGGTAGATAGAACTGCATCGGCAAGTCGAACTCTGCTGAAAGAGCTACCTGCCCATCCTCGATCTCGTCTATTTCGTCAGGATCGTCGTCTGGATCAGGATCAGTCGTGACGATTTCCGGGACAATGATCTTGTCCGTGTCGTCATCAAACCGGTCCCAAAAAGCATCGGGCCGCAAGCGCGCAAGCTCTTGCA